AAATGCGGCGTTAAAAAAGACATTGAGCAGCTGGAGCGGAAAATCCGTAACGCCAGCTGATAACCGGACGTGCCCACGCGCGGGGCGGCACGGGGTGGCGACAGGCAGCGCCGCATCAAAACCCCGTCCACCGCCCACCTATTCAGGAGTAACAGAGCAATGGAATTTATCGCGCCACAGAAGGCGACGGGAACGCCGGACATCATCCCCAATAACTCATTCTGGCCGGACGTTGATCTGGCGAAGTTCCGCAGCGTCATGCGCGTTGACGGCACCGTGACGCCGGAGCGTCTGCGTCAGGTGGTGCTGACCGCGATGGCGGAGGTTAACGCGGAGCTTTACCCGTGGCGTGAGCGGCAGGAGCTGGCCGGTCATAACGGTCTGGCTGACGTTCCGGCTGAGCGTCTGGCCGGTGTGAGCGTGCGGCTGCATCACTATGAAAATGCGGTGTGGTGCTGGACGCGCGCGGTGCTGAACGAGCGCTATCAGGACTTTGACGCCACCGCTGCCGCAGCGAAGCGCGGCGAAGAACTGGCTGACGCCAGCGGCGACCTCTGGCGCGATGCACGCTGGGCCGTCAGCCGCGTGCAGGACATGACGCACTGCACTGTGGAGCTTATCTGATGAAAGTGCGTGCGCAGCAGTATGACACGGTGGACGCACTCTGCTGGCGTCACTACGGGCGCACGCAGGGCATGACGGAACAGGTGCTGCAGGCAAATCCGGGGCTGGCGGAGCACGGCCCCCTCTTACCGCACGGGCTGGAAGTGGAGCTGCCGGACGTGACAGCGACGGCCACCGTGCAGGCCGTCCAGCTTTGGGACTGAATCATGTGGGAAAAAATCACCACCTTTTTAACCTGGTGCATTGCGGTAGTGATGGCGTGGCTGGGTGGCATGGACCTGAAGGACGTGTCCACGGTGGCCGGTGTGTTAATCGGCCTGCTGATGGCGCTTATCAGCTGGTACTACAAGCACAAAACCTATCAGCTGCTGGCAAGCGGGCGCATCACGCGGGGGGAATATGAATCTGCAGACCGTTAAACGCTGCGCCGTGGGCGTCGTGCTGGCGCTGGCCGCCTCAATGCCCGGCTTTCAGCAGCTGCACACCTCCGTGGAGGGGCTGCGGCTGATTGCTGATTACGAGGGCTGCCGCCTGCAGCCGTACCAGTGCAGCGCGGGAAAGTGGACCGACGGCATCGGCAACACGTCCGGCGTGGTGCAGGGTAAGTCCATCACGGAACGGCAGGCGGCGGGGAATTTCATCACCAACGTGTTACGCACTGAGGCGGCACTGGCGCGCTGCGTGGCGGTTTCCATGCCGCAGCAGGTTTATGACACGCTGGTGTCGCTGGCGTTCAACGTCGGCACCGGCAACGTGTGCGGCTCCACGATGGTGTCGCTGCTGAAAAAGGGTAAATGGCGCGAGGCGTGTTACCAGTTGCCGCGCTGGGTGTACGTGAAAGGCGTATTCAATCAGGGGCTGGATAACCGGCGCGGGCGTGAACTGGCCTGGTGCCTTAAGGGAGTCTGAGCACATGAAGAACACCATCGTGATGGTTCTTTTTTTTGTGGGGATTGTGTTGTGGCAGTCGTGGAACCTGCACAACGCCTATCAGAAGATTCACGCATATGAGGCAGTCATAGAAACGCAGGGGAAAAAGCTGAGCCAGAAAAATAGTCAGCTGATTGCCCTGAACATCCTGACGCAGACCAGCAGCCAAGCGCAGACGCAGCTTTACGCCGCCGCCGAACGCAACGGCCAGCTGCTGCGCGATCGGCAGCGAAAGATTGAGGAACTGAAACGTGAAAATGAAGACCTTCGCCGCTGGAGCGATACCGCTTTGCCTGATCCTGTTGTCCGGCTGCGCCAGCGACCTGCCCTCGCAGGAGGTGAATCTTACCGTGAGTGGCTGTCCGAAAATCACCCGCTGCCAGCTGGACCCGGCAGCGCCGCGCACTAACGGCGACCTTCTGGCCCTGCTGGACGAAACGGAGGCCGCCTGGGCGGCCTGTGCCGGTAAGGTCGATACCATCATCAGCTGTCAGGAAAAAGACGATGAACAAGCCGCAGTCCTTACGCAGCGCCCTGAATAAGTCGGTCCCTTACGTGGCCGAAAACCCGGACCGCCTGCACCTGTTCGTTGACAGCGGTCAGCTGGTCGCCACGTCTGCCGCGTCCCTGTCGTGGGAGTATCGCTACACGCTGAACGTGGTGATCACTGACTTCAGCGGCGATCAGAACCTGCTGATGGCCCCGGTGCTTTTGTGGCTGCAGGAAAACCAGCCCGACGCCCTGCAGAACAGTGAGGCACGCGAAAAGCTGTTTTCGTTTGAGGTCGATATTCTGGGAAATGACCGCTGCGACATCAGCATGGATCTGAAGCTGACCGAGCGCGTCGTGGCAACCACTGTGGACGGTAAAATCAGCATTGAGGCTGTGCCCGAGCCGGACGCGCCGGAGGAAGTCTGGGCGGTGAAGCGTGGCTGAGCTGCATGAAGTGGATGCCTGGCTGGCGGCGCTGCTGTCACAGCTGGAGCCTGCCGCCCGGAAAAAGATGCTGCGGGAAGTGGCACGCGACGTGCGCCGCATTCAGCAGGCAAATATTACTGCTCAGCGTTCACCGGACGGCACCGCATGGGAGCCGCGCCGCGTCAGCGCCCGCAGCAAAAAGGACCGCATCCGTCGCGGCATGTTTGCGAAGCTGAAAACTACAAAATATCTGAAGGCGCAGGCGAATGCCGACGCCGCAGAGGTTGCCTTTGTGCCGGGAGTGCAGAAGCTGGCCCGCGTCCATCACTACGGCCTGCGGGACCGGGTAAGCCGTCGCGGCCCGATGGTAAAATATGCTGAGCGTCAATTATTGGGAGTAAATGATGATGTTGAAACATCCGTTCGTGATACGTTGGTCCGCTGGCTCACAGACTGAGCCAGTGGAAAATCAAGATGAAATAGCTTGTAGTATTTTAACCATTAGGTTGATTTTGATTTGATACTGATTGCCTTTGATTATCCAAATAAGAATTCACTTTTACAATAAGATTTTCGATGTGGCATATCGTCATACCAACCTCTTTTTCAGTAGGTTCGTGTGATGTGTGTGTTGTTTTATGTCGTATGTTGTCTCTGTCTGTTTTAACATGCTGCCATTCAAGAGGGCTTATCTCTGGTATTGATTTTAAAAAATTACTTTTGAACAATTTTTTGCATCTATCTTCGAAGTTGTTGAATTTTGTCAAAGTTGATTCAATATCGCCATCAGATAAACCACTCTCTTTCATTTTATCAATTAAAAGCAGTCTGACATAATTCTCTAGTGAAGCAGAAGCTTCAAGCAGGGCAGAACGAAACGCTCCTTTTGTTTTTAGATTTTTAGCTCTTATTAACAATAGCTCCGATTGCTTATTGAAATGAGAATTTATTAAAACCTTTTTGAATGCGTTGGTTTTTTCTTCGTCATGAACAAACAAAGTATTTCTCAATATAGGGGGGAAAAGTCCAACTATAGGTATGGAGCTAATCATCTCGTTATCGCAAAAAAGCTGCAACATGATGCCATTTGTTAAACCCGATGCTACCTGATATAAGGAAATCTCTTCAGCGAAATGGTCTCCAAAATGAACGCTATAGTGTCTAATGAAGTTATTAACTACATCTATACAGGGCATAGCGCTAGTTGCTGGGAATAACATACCCGCTGTTTTTTCAATGCCTGCACGATTAATTAAATCTTCTTTTTTATTCTCATTAAGGCCCTGAAGGATTTTCTTTGCCTCTTCCTCTGTAGGATAATCATTTGCCTTTGGCATTATTCTGCGAATGTAATCAAGTAGCTCTTGCTCAGAGATGCTTTCTAACTCACCCACTTCGTAACCATCTATGAAAGAAACTATGGTTCTAGCTTTAATTAAAGATAGCTGTTCTGTTGAATGCTGTAATAAGTCCTCTTTTAATCCTATAGCAGCGGTTAACTGGCAGGAATTAACAAAGCGAACCAGAGCATAAAGATTGTTATCAACATTTATCCTAATCAAAGCATCTTCATACTTGAAATCATAATCACCATCAGAAAGGTTAATTATGTAAGGCAGTTCTATTAAATATTTCGCAGCAAATATCATAAATCGTCGTCTTGGATATTTTGGTGTGTGGTTCTCTACACATTGCCACAAAGCTGCAAAAAAATCCTCCAATCGCAATCATGTGTTCATGAACGAAAAACTCACCGAAATCATGCGCCTTATCACAAACCTGATCCGCACCGGCATTGTGTCCGAAGTGGATCCGGTGAACTGGCTATGCCGGGTGAGAACGGGCGACCTCGAAACCAACTGGATTAACTGGCTCACCCTGCGCGCCGGTAACACCCGCACATGGTGGAAGCCCACCGTCGGGGAACAGGTCGTGCTGCTGAGCCTGGGCGGTAATCTTGAAACTGCCTTTGCGCTGCCTGCCATTTATTCCGAAGCCTTCCCACCGCCCGACTACTCGGAAGACGGCACCACCACCGTGTTTAAGGACGGCGGATGGTTTCAGTACGAGCCGGAAAAGGGCCAGTTGCTGATAAAGAACATCAAAAGCGTGCGCATTGAAGCGGCGGACGGCATTCAGCTGATCACCGATGCACTGGGGATAGAGGCCAGCCAGACACGGATTAACGGTGATACCACGATGAACGGTGATGTGACCCACGGCGGCGGTTCAATGAGTTCAAACGGCGTAATTGCTGATAAGCACTTACATGACGGGGTGAAGAAAGGCACTGATACGTCAGGAGGTCCGCAATGATGTATCTCGGCATGAACCGTGACAATGGCAAAGCCATTACCGATATCGATCACATCCGGCAGAGCATTCGCGACATCCTGATCACCCCGGAAGGCAGCCGCATCGCCCGGCGTGATTACGGCTCGCTGCTGTCGGTGCTGATTGACCAGCCACAGAACGATGTGATCCGCCTGCAGGTAATGGCGGCGGTGTATGTCGCCATCAGCCGCTGGGAACCTCGCGTGAGGCTGAGCACCGTAAAGCTTACCAGCGACTTTGACGGCTCTATGGTGGTTGAACTGACCGGCCAGCGGGATGACGGCTCACCGGTTGCTATGTCTGTACCAACGGGGGTGAACAGTGGCAGTAATTGATCTTTCCCAGCTGCCCGCACCGCAGATTATTGAGGTGCCGGACTTTGAATCGCTACTGGCTGAGCGCAAAGAGGCGCTGATTGCACTTTATCCGGCGGATGAACAGGCCGCCATGCGGCGCGTGCTGGCGCTGGAGTCTGAGCCGATTGTGAAAAGCCTGCAGGAAAACACCTATCGGGAAATCCTGCTGCGCCAGAGAATTAACGAGGCGGCGCAGTCGGTAATGGTGGCCTACGCAATCGGCAGCGATCTGGACCAGCAGGCCGCCCGCAATAACGTGAAGCGGTTGACCATTACGCCTGCGAATCCCGACGCGGTGCCGCCGGTGGATGCAGTGATGGAATCAGACGACGCCCTGCGCGTCCGCGTCCCGGAGGCGTTTGAGGGGCTGAGCGTGGCCGGACCGACGGGCGCGTATGAGTTTCACGCTAAAAGCGCCGATGGCCGGGTACAGGACGTGTCCGCCATCAGCCCGTCACCGGCGACAGTACTGATCACTGTCCTGAATCGCGAAGGCGACGGCACGCCGGCAGCGGATTTGCTGACTACAGTGGACACAGCACTGAGCGCCGACAGCGTGCGCCCGGTGGCCGACCGTGTGACGGTTCAGGGGGCGACTATTCGCAACTACAGCGTAAAGGCCAGGCTGCACCTGTTCGACGGCGTGGCCGCCGGTCCCTGTCTTGAGGCGGCAAACGCTAACCTGGCTGCTTACCTTACTGAACAGAAAAAGCTGGGGCGCAGCGTGCGGCGTGAGTCCTACGGGGCGGTGATGCGTGTGGCCGGTGTGGACTGGGTGGAAATCACCGAACCGGCGCAGGACATCATCATGGACCGCACGCAGGCGGGCCACTGCACCGGCACGGACATTTCAGTGGCGGGCGATCAGGGGGTGACATGAGCAACAGCAGCCTGATGCCGCCCGGTTCGTCTGCGCTGGAGCGCCGACTGGCGCAGGCGTGCAGTGGGATTTCCGGGCTGAACGTGCCGCTGCGCGACCTGTGGAACCCGGCCACCTGCCCGGTGAGCTTTTTGCCCTATCTGGCCTGGGCCTTTTCGGTGGACCGCTGGGACGAAAGCTGGGCTGAGAGCGTCAAGCGGCAGGTGGTGAGCGATGCGTTTTACATTCATCAGCATAAGGGAACCATCAGCGCCATCCGCCGCGTGGTGGAGCCGTTCGGCTTCCTGATCCGGGTTATTGAGTGGTGGAAAACCAGTGAGCCGCCCGGCACGTTCCGGCTGGACATTGGCGTGCAGGACCAGGGCATTACTGAAGAAACCTATCAGGAGCTTGAGCGGCTGATCAGTGATGCGAAGCCGTGCAGCCGTCACCTGCTGGGAATGTCGATAAACCTGCAGGTCAGCGGTGAAACGCTTATAGCGGCGGCCAGCTATGACGGTGATGACCTGACCGTTTACCCGTATACCCCGGAAATTATTTCCGTCAGCGGCGCAGTTTATGGCGGTGCGGCGGTTCACGTTATTGACCTGATGGAAGTGGGACCATGACACAAAAATACTATGCAATTGTCACCAACCAGGGCGCGGCGAAGATTGCCAACGCTGCCGCCCTCGGTACAAAACTGAATATCACGCAGATGGCCGTGGGCGACGGCGGCGGCACGCTGCCGACACCGAACGCCAGCCAGACGAAGCTGGTTAACGAGGTGCGCCGCGCAGCCATCAACACGCTGAGCATTGACCCGGCCAACGCCAGCCAGATGATTGCCGAACAGGTGATCCCCGAAACATCGGGCGGATTCTGGATCAGAGAAATGGGACTCTTTGATGCTGAGGGCACGCTGATCGCGGTATGCAACACACCGGAAACCTACAAACCTGCACTGCAGGAAGGCAGTGGCCGCACGCAGACCGTGCGCATGATCCTGATTATCAACAGCACCGACGCCATCACCCTGAAGATTGACCCGTCCGTGGTGCTGGCGACGCGCCAATATGTTGATGCCGCGGTGATCGAGGTGAAAGCCTACGCTGACGGCGTAATGAAAACTCACACCAATGCTAAAAACCCTCACAGCCAGTACCTGCAGATCGCAAGCGCACTGGCAGAAATTAAAGACGCCGGGCTGGTTGCTGACGTTCTCAAAAACCTCGGTTTAGGCGACGCAGCAAAAAAGACAGTGGGTAATGGCGCTGATCAACTGCCTGATATGAGTTTCTTCACCGCTGTGAAATCGGGCAATGGTTACACCCGGCTAC